TGATGATAATTTAGATATACCTATGTATGTTAATTCTACACCTTCTGGTGTATATAGATTTAATTTGTATATTGTTGATCCTGTTTGGGAAATACAATACCATAATACCACAACAGAATTTAAGAACAATAAAAAGATACCAAAAGAAATTGCTTTGTTAAATGTAAGCGAAGCAGAAATAATTTAAACAAAGAAACAATGAACAAAAAAATAAACAACCTTAAAGAAATAGAATACTACACTAACTTTAATTTAGTAGGTGAACACATAGTTAAATCAAGAAAACTAAAACCAGACAACGAAGCATTAAATGATATGTACTATGCTTGGCAAGAAGTAGGGTTTTATGTACACAACCATATAATGAACGAAAAGTTGTATGATGATTCTTTAAGCGAATACAGGGGTGATAAGATACGTGCAGTAGAACGTGCAAGAAAAGCTGAATTAACAATTAAAGAACTTGAACAGAAATTAGAAAAACTTGAAACCAAAAAAAGTTTAGGTTTGTAATTGTTTAAAAAATGTTTATATTAGTAGAATAATTATAAACAATGAACGAAGAAACACGATTTACAAACGCTGGTAAAATAGGCGATGCAATAGGGTTAACAAGGTACATACTTAATAACAACCCTGACAACACTAACGACAAACTAAAAGAACTTATACAAATATTAGATAGCATAGAATTATGATAACATTACTAAACGGTGAAACTTATTTACAAGAAGAAATAGTAGGTATGTCCTACTCTGATGATTTTTATTATAATCATCTTGGTAAGAACGCATTAAGTTCTTCATCATTAAAAACTATTCTTAAAAGTCCAAAAACCTATAGAAACATATTAAATTATGGTGATCCTAATTCTGATAGTCCAGCACTTGCAGCAGGTAAGTTAGTGCATTGGATGATACTTGAAAGCCATAAAATAGATAAGTTACACTTTGTAGATGCTTCCACAAAGAACACCAAGATATATAAAGAAGCAAAAGCAAAGTATGGTGAGGTTTTTCTTACAAAAGAAAAGAATGCAGCAGAAAGATTAACAGATGCAGTATTAAGAAATGAAGCAGCAATTAAACTACTAAACAAAAGTGAGTTTGAAGTACCACAAGTGCAAATGTTAGATGGGTTACCTTTTCGTGGCAAAGCAGATATTATACAAGGTGATACAATTATTGACTTAAAAACAACAGCAGAACTAAACACCTTTAAATATAGTGCAGATAAGTTTGGATATGATCTACAGGCTTGGCTGTACATAAAACTATTTGATAAGAAAAAGTTTACGTTTCTGGTAATAGATAAAGCAAGTACTGATATAGGTATATTTGAAACTACAGATGAATTTTTAGCAAGAGGCGAAAACAAATTTAAACAAGCAGTAGATAATTACAAATACTTCTTTGAACAAGATAATGATTTAGATCAATATGTAATGAGGGGGATATTATAAACAAAAAATATGGATGCACTACAATTAAGAGATAATGCTAAACAACAATTAGCAGAAATAAGAACAATAGAAACAGGAGTTGAATACCTTAACAAAGTAAAAGCTATAGAAACTTGGGCAAAAGCTGAAAAGAAAGATGCTGAACTACAAAACATAATAGCAGAACAAAAGTTAAGAACACAAAGAATACTTGGAAAGTTGCTTAAAGAAAGTGATCTTGTAAGGCACAGACCAAAAAAAGGTACGCATAGTACAACCCTTTCTGATTTTGGAATTAATAAAGATAATAGTAGAAGATTTCAAAAAATAGCTTCTTTACCACAAAATATATTTGAAGAAGAAATAGCAATAGCAAAAGAAGAAACTAATAAAAGGATTGAACTTACTACAAGCAGATTATTAAAGGTTGCAAAAAAAATAGAAAGAGAGCAAGATTTAAAACAACAAAAAGAAGTTATTGATAAACTTGATTATACAACTCTTTTAGATAATTATGATGTTCTTGTTGTTGATCCTCCGTGGGAATATAATAGAACTTATGATCCTGATAATAGCAGAATAGCAAATCCATATCCATCAATGAGTTTAGAAGATATAAATAATATAAAGTTACCTTCTTCTAAAAATTCCATATTGTGGTTATGGACAACACAAGCATACTTATATGAAGCAAAAGATATTTTAAAAAATTGGGGTTACGAATATAAAGCTACACTTGTTTGGAATAAGGATAATATGGGTATGGGTAATTGGTTAAGAATGCAATGCGAATTTTGTTTATTAGGTATTAAAGGTAATCCAACTTATCACAATACAAAGTACAGGGATATAATAACAGAAAAAGGTAGGGAGCATAGTAGAAAACCAGACTTGTTTTATAATATGGTAAATGATACTTGCATAGGTACTAAATTAGATTATTTTAGTAGAGAGCATAGAGATGGATGGTACAGCTATGGCAATGAAATTAATAAATATACTTAAATGAATTGGAAAGATTTGGAACAAGTAAAAATGGGTGATATTGGTGAACAAATAATACACGACTTTCTTGAAAAAAAAGAATATACTATTTTTACACCTACAACTTTAAAATCACACCCTTGTGATGCAATAGTTTTTAAAAATAAAGAATTAATTTTTTTATATGATGTAAAAACAAAAGGTAAAACCAATCATCATAATGCACAAGGTATTGATAAAAAACATTACAATCAATATAATAAGTTAATGAAAAAATTTAATGTTCCGTTTTATGTTTTTTTTATTGATGATCAAAATGGTGAAGTTCATTGTGCTGATTTAGAAGAATTAAGCAATCAAGAATATTTAAACATTACAAAAAATGGCAGTATAATAGGTTGGGATGTAAATAATTTAAAGTATTTATTTACTATAGATAAAAAAGAAAGGAATAAATTAAAAAAGTATAATACAAGAAATTACTATTACACACATTGAATAAAAAAATAATAGAAGAATTTTATTTACTTGCTTTAGTAGATATAGTAAATGGTAAAGATATTAATGAACTTGAAGAAACTATAAAACTATATGAAGAAGAAGAACAGTACGAAGCGTGTGCTGGAATAAAAAAAGCAATACACGAATCAGGATTTTTAACAATTAAAGAAATAATACATAAAAACAAATTATAAAAATTAATTATGAGTGCAACACTAATACAAGAAATAGTAGAACAACATCTAAAGTTAGATATAACTACAAAAACAAGAAAACGTGAATACGTAGAAGCACGTGGAATATACTTTTACCTTACAAGACAATACACAAGGATGTCATTATCTTCTATAGGTAAAACAATGGGCAGGGATCATTCAACAGTTCTACACTTTGAAAGGCTTATACCACATTGGTTAAAACACGATATACAATTAAAAGAAGATTATAATAAAATAAACAAAAGGGTACAAGATGCAGTTAATGCTAACCCTGAAGATTTTAAAACAGCAGAAAGTTTAGAAGGTTTTTATGAGAAACAATACCACGAACTAAAGAAGCTAACAGAACAAATTAATAAAGACCAATTAACAATTAGTTAGTTTTTTTATTGTATAGTTGAATAAACAAGTTATTTCAAAATGGCACACGGTGGAAAAAGAGATGGAGCAGGTAGACCTTCTAAAGCAGATGAGGTTAATTTAATAGAGAAATTAAGCCCATTAGAAGATGCAGCATTCCAAGCATTAAAAACAGGTGTAGAAAAAGGTGATTTTAAATTCGTACAACTGTACTATAACTATTATGCTGGTAAACCAAGAGAAACAAGAGATATTACCATTAACGAGGACATTCCGTTATTTATGGAGGATTAGGGATAACTAAAACCCTACACTTCATTCTATATGCGAGTAAAGAAAACAATAGCATTTAAAAAGCTAAAGCAATTACAAAGCAGGATACGAATAGTTAAAGGTGGCACATCAGCTTCCAAGACCATATCAATACTTTGTTTGCTTATTGATTACGCTATAAGAAACGATGGCAAAGAAATAAGTGTAGTATCCGAATCTATACCACACCTTCGTAGAGGTGCTTTAAAAGACTTTTTAGGCATATTAAAGGGTTTAGGTAGGTATAGGGATATTCAGTTTAATAAAAGCACTTTAAAATACACTTTTACAAATGGTAGTTATATAGAGTTTTTTAGTACAGATCAACCAGATAAGTTACGTGGTGCAAGAAGAACAGATTTATATATTAACGAATGTAACAATGTACCCTTTGATGCTTATAACCAATTATCAGTTAGAACAAGTGGAATAGTTTGGCTTGACTACAACCCAAGTAATTTGTTTTGGGTAGATAAAGAACTGATAGGAAAGCAGGACACCGATTACATTACACTAACATACAAAGATAATAATGCACTACCTGAAAGCATTGTTAAAGAAATAGAGAAAGCAAGAGATAAAGGCAAAACCTCAACATACTGGGCAAATTGGTGGAGGGTGTACGGACTTGGTGAAACAGGTTCTTTAGAAGGTGTATGTATACCAGATTGGAAAGAAATAGATAACATACCACAAGAAGCACGTTTATTAGCACACGGTGTAGATTTTGGTTATACTGATCCTACAGTTATTGTATCACTATATAAATGGAATGATGCTTATATAGCAGATGAGGTGTTTTATAAATCAAATACAGTATTAAGGGATTTATCTATGTTCTTACGACAAAACAATATAACAGAAAACTTAATTGCAGATTCAGCAGAACCAAAGAGTATTGAAACTTTGCGTAGAGATGGGCATAATATATATCCGTGTACAAAAGGTAGGGATAGTGTAAACTTTGGTATTAACCTAATAAACCAAAATGAAATATACATTACATCAAGAAGCAGGAACTTGAAAAGAGAACTACAAGGTTACATATGGGCAAAGGATAAAGATGGTAATACATTAAATAAACCATCAGGGGAACACCCAGATTGCATAGATAGTTTAAGGTACGTTTTAACAGACCAATTAGAAAACCCTAACAAGGGTGAATACTACATATATTAAAATAAATTGTGTATTATTTGTTAATTAAATAAATAGTAGTATATTTACAAAGTAAAACAAAGTTTAATTAAAACAAAGACAAATGAAATATTTTAAAAAAATATATAATGATACAAAAAACAAAGGATCAGTTGAATTTACATATCAAGGGCAAAAGTTTAAAACTTTTATAGATTGGGAAAAAGATTTTTGTTTAACTCATTATTCAACTAAATACTATTCTAACGGACAAAATGCTTGGTTAGTAGGTTGTGCAAAAGGATTAAAAATAAAATTAAATAACTTAATTAATATTTAAAATTACAGGGGGGCAACCCCCTTTTTTATTAACCAATAATTATATTATGGAAAACAAAGTAGAGTATATAATGGTAAAAGAATTAACTAAAAAAGAAAACAGAAAGAACCTCATCAGAATATTTGGTGGTGCATTATTATGTGGGTTATTTGCAATAGCTTCAATGTATTTCTTTTTATTCTTTATATTGTGGGCAAATGAAATAACAGATAAAATAGTTGGATATTTTTAAGATGCAAGAAGCCTGTTGGTACGAAAAGATATATATAGTACAAAGACCATCTAAACGTGGTACTAAATCTGATGTTTATTTAGATATAGATTATAAAGGTCAAATACTAAAAGGTAAGAAGCTGTACAAACAAAACAGCATACATTTAGAAAAAACAATAGAAGAAGCATATAGATATTCTTATAAAAGGTTTATATTAAAACAATAGTTTTTTTTTGATTTGGTTTAATTGGAATTAGGTAGCAGAAATGTTACCTTTTTCTTTTTATACAAAACATCAATTAATTTATTGTATTAATATGAAAGTTGAAATAAACGTACCTGATTCACTTAAAGAAATAACTTTAGATCAATATCAAAGATTTGAAAAGTTAAACACCGAAGAAAATAAAGAATCTACATTCTTACTACAAAAGATGGTAGAGATATTTTGTAACCTTAACTTAAAGGATGTTGCAAACATAAAATACAAATCAGTACAAGAGATAGTAGTACACCTCAACAAGATATTTGACCAGAAGCATAGTTTAGTACCTACGTTTAGTTTAGGTAATGTAGAGTATGGATTTATACCTGTACTTGATGATATGTCATTAGGTGAGTTTATAGACCTTGATGAGAACTTGGGTAAGTGGGATAATATGCACAAAGCAATGAGCGTATTATACAGACCAGTTAAATTTAAGAAAGATAAGAAGTACAACATAGAAGAATACAAAGGTATGAATGACAAGCTAAAGTATATGCCTTTAGATATTGTTTTTGGTTCTATGGTTTTTTTTTACAATTTAAGCAACGAGTTAACACAAACTATCCTGAACTATTTACAGAAGGAGTTGCCGAACAAACTGACTATTCAACAGAAGGAGGCTTTGGATCAAAGTGGGGTTGGTATCAATCGGTCTATGGTATTGCTAAAGGAGATGCTACCAAGTTTGACACGGTTACCCAGCTTAACGTCCACAAGTGTTTAATGTATTTAGCATTTGAAAAAGATAAAGTAGAATTAGAAAAGAAGTTAATTAAAAAACGATGAAAGGTTTTTACAACGTAACGGAACAATTAAAAACAGCACTTGCAGCAGAACCATTTGTTAATACAGTTACATTTGGTAGTTTAGATGATGTAGACCTTAACAAGCAAACCATATTTCCATTATCACATATTATAGTAAACAACACAACAGTAGGAACTAAAACATTAACGTTTAACATTTCTATTCTTGCAATGGATATTGTAGATATAAGCAAAGCAGCAACTACTGATATATTTGTAGGAAACGATAACGAACAGGATGTGCTAAATACACAATTAGGATTACTAACAAGAATAATAAACATCTTACAACGTGGTGATCTATATACAGAACTTTACCAAGTACAGGGTGATGTAAGTTGTGAACCATTTGTAGATAGGTTTGAAAACAAGTTAGCAGGATGGTCTGCAACATTTGATGTAGTAGTACAAAACGATATGACAATATGCAGTTAACAAAAACACAAGCAGCGTTAGAAGCATTTAAAAACTTTGTAATACAACAATCACGTACAAGGTTATCTAAAGGGCGTAAGAACGTTTCTAAAGAACTTTACAATAGTTTAAAGGGTAATGTAAAAGAAATGCCTAATTCTATATCTGTAGAGTTTGAAATGGAAGATTACGGTGTGTTTCAAGACAAAGGTGTAAGTGGTACTAAAAAGAAATATAATACACCATATAGTTATACAAACAAAATGCCTCCAAGTAAACCATTAGCACAATGGGCAAAAAGCAAGAACATAAGATTAAGAGATAAAGAAGGAAAGTTTAAAAAAGGCAACTATAATACAATAGGATATTTAATAGCAAGAAGCATTTACAGAAAAGGTATAAAGCCAAGTTTGTTTTTTACTAAACCATTTGAACAAGGTTTTAAAAAATTACCTGACGAACTAATTAAAAACTTTGGTTTAGATGTAGAAGATTTTTTAGCATTTACATTAAAAGAAGATAGATTAAGATGAGTACAAAGATAAACGTAAGAAGCCCTTTTTATTTACACCTTGTAGAACCAAGTCCACCATTACCAGACTTTGATTGTACGGTTGCAGGGTTAGTAGGTTTTGCAGTAGATAATCAAGGTATTATTACTTTGCCAAGTCCTGCTGTTGGTGTAATAGATTCTATATCAAGTGATGATGGTGATTTTGCAAATAACAAATTTCCTGCAGAAGGTACTGATACATCAAGAACAATAAAAGTTAAACTACTTATACCTACAGGGTATGCAAACACAAGTGATATATTTTTAGAATGTCCTGTAACTGCAACACAAGCAGGTACAACAAGTTCAGTAGTACAGCCTACTGTTTGTTCTGGAGGTCCTGCAACAAGTGGTTCTATTGGTGGTCAAAGTTTAAGTGTAGGTGGTTCAAGTGTTGATATTGATTTAGCAGGGTTTTTTACAAGTGAAAC